CATTGTATTCTCCTTAGTTCGCAAACTTAATTTGCAAATTTGCAAACTTCGTTTGTCCGTTTTTTGATTTAATCCGTAATGATTTTAGAGATAACAGATTGGATGACCAAAAAGAGTCATTTGTAGCCCATCTGATAACATCACGAACTTCTTTTTCATTCCACCCATCTAACTTAATGAGGTCAAATAAAGTATTAACCGAACCAACCGTTAGCCGTTGATCGTTATACCAATCCGCTTTAACGTGATTGGGGTATTGTTTATGCTTTGCCGTATAAAATTCCGTTACTATCTGTTTGAGATATTCCATCTGCCCTTGTGTAATCTTTGTATTATAATTAATTGGAACCCTCTTATCAGAGTATATATATCTAATATTATTATTTATAATAATAGAATCGGAAAAATCGGCATCGGCTTTTGTACCATTCTCCTCGGTGGCATTAGCCAAAATAGGCTCTACCCCTACCGATAAATCAGACACGGCTTTTTCTAAATTTGGATTACCCCCACCCGAAAAACTGGTACTGGTTTTCAAAATAATATATCTCTTCTTAAACTTCTGGCTTTCGCTATCCTTTTCGATTATAATGTCGATGAACCCAAATTCACGTAATTTAGTCATACTTGCCGAGATCGTACTTTTGGTGCAATTCAAAACATTCGAGAAATAAATATTATTTTTAACACAAAGCCCTCTATCATCTAAGGTGGCAGTAATCTCGCAATAAACAAGTTTATCCCTCGGTGATAGATCGGGATGGTGTCTAATGGGCTTGTTAATATAACCTATATAACTCATAGATTAAACCATATTGCATATAATTGTTTTTTCTTCATATCGTTTGCCTTTGATTCACTAATATTAAATCTTTTGGTAGCCCATCTTACAAGTTCATATTTATACCTGTAAGGGCAAGAACGGAGGGTGGGAAAGGAGGTAACCACCCTGTTGCCCGTTCTCATAAAATCGGCTCTACAATCTCGATAAAATAGTCGCATTCTTTCTTATCCAAAATCCGACACCGCTTTCCATATAAATCTGAATCTACCCATTGTTGCAAGTGGCTCCCTATCTGAATCCCCATACACATACCAGAATTATAATTGGCACAATGTTTTTGGGGGTCGCTTTTATCTGGGAATTTCTTCTTCTTGCTCATAATCTCCTCATTTTGGATACATCAAGTTACCACTATAAATATAACTATCCAATAGACGATGTGGCAGTTAAGCCTCTGTCATATTGTCATACATTAAGATCATCCTCTAATTCGGTAATATAATTCCAACACTCCTCGTTTTCCTTTGATAATTCTCTCAATCTCATATATGCGAGCATTATACCGCACCATAAACCGAATAGGAACCCCACAATACTAATCCAAAGGGTATTCATTTTTTTCTCAAAAGTATTGTTATAATTATAAGTGTTATCATCCACATTGTATTTATAAGTACGAATGGGTTTAATATATAATCAATCATTACTCCACCTCACTTTCTATTTTATTAAAACAATCTTGGCAATATGGGTCTCCGTAGTTATCCCATTTTGTGTTATTATATGGAGAATCATCGTCAGTATGCTTATCGCATTCTGAACAAACACTTATATCACAAGGCAATTCTTTAACTTCTTCCATCACTCCACCTCACTTTCTTTTATCTGTTTATGCCATTTGTATAATATGTATATGTTGCAGAATATTGACCACGTTGCCAATCCCAACAACCCTAAAAGCAGACCTACATTTAACGTTATCATTTTTGTTCCTTTTCTTTTGGTTTAATTTCAAAACAATCAGCAAAAATTCCCCAAATATCATCACAATGAGCATGGTCGTTATAAGCTTTAGCAACCCTACTTAATTCATCGTATATCTCATCATCATTCATATGGGAAATTTCTTCTTTGAATAGGTGCTTTACATCACCAATACACCATTCACTTCCAAATGTTATTGTATCTTTCGTCTCAGTAATGAGTTGACCAACCTCAAAAGCGAAATCCAAATCACCGTTAATCTCACCTTCTTCTAACACTCTAAGAATGTCGTTTTTTTGTTTATCATTCTCGACAATTATGGTTATTATTGGATATGGTGCTTTTTTATTCATTATTTTTTCTCCTTTTTTTCTTCTTCTCTTCTTACATAGAATTCGTTGAATGCAATGCCACGTAGACATTCGTAGATATTCCCCGCGATTATATTAATTGCATTGTTCGAACCGTCGAACGCTAAAGCCTCTGGAACGCAGATAGCCAAGTCTATATCGTCTTGTGCATATTCCAATAGTTCCCAATTATAAATTGGAACGTATGAGTCTACGAGTTCATCAATTAGGTCTTCGGGGTACTTGTGTTCGCTGATTTCACCCCACCGTTCTACGAGTTCATCAATGAGTTGACTTTTTAGTTCGCTCATTACGTAGTGTTTTTCTTTTGTCATTTTATTGTCTCCGTTTTTTGTGTTCGTTGTTTATGTCGATACTTTCTAACCGACGAATGAAATTGAGTAGTTTTTTGTGTTCTTTGGGTTTGAAAAACATTTCAACACGAAAAATGAAATTGAGCAGTCTGTCATTTTCTGTGAAATATTGATGTATTTTCTTTTTATTTACAGTCATTTTCTGTTCCTCTTTTATTTAAGTTATCGTTAAGTTGTACGTATTGTCTCGAATCAAAGTCTATCAAGGTTTTATAGTCGAGTTCCCACCAATTAATAGCGTTAGCTTTAAGGATATTCTCCGAGACTCTTAGGTCGACCCAAAAAACTTTATCCCAAATAGCATAAAGCATGAAGTTTCTTTTGAATCCCCAAAAAGATAAGACAAGATATTTGTCTTGTTTTATCCAAATGAAATACTTGTTGTGTTTTACTTTTGACATAATAATCCTTTATTGTTTATTGTTGGTTGTTTTGTCGAAATTTCACCATTTTATCGTCCATAAACTTGGCTCGGTATTCAAGTTCGTGCATGGTCTCCAATAAATGGTGTCTAAAGTCTTCCCACCCTCGAACATAGTAGTACATGGGTTTAACTTTTTTAATGAAGTTCTTTAATTCTTTTATTCGTAATAATAAGTCTTGGTCGTTCATTATATACTCCAATCATAATGTTTGTGTTTTTTAATGACCATAATTGTATCCGAAGTAATACTCTTTCCCATCGACAAGAAAGGGAACGAGTATGTAATCCGCACTTCCGCAACACCCTATGCGCTTGTGCTTTTCGTAACGAGTTTGGCTATCTGGATTCCCTTTTTCAGCGATTCGCACGTTGTCAGCAAATTCGATATATTCAACCACACCCAATACATATTCCAATACACCGTTAGGTATTCCCCTATGCCTTTCGCCGTTTGGAATTATATCTATGGCTTTAGTTTTAGCACCCATTTTTAGCATCCTTCCATAATTTGAGTCACAAAGTTCTGTGCATATTCACTCATTGAACCGCCACCCCATGAGTTTTCAACAATATAATCTATGCCCATGAATTCCATCATCTCTTCTGAAGTAGCCATTGAATTGCCAAACCCCATAGCGTTTGTATGTCCATAGAATCCTCTTCTGAAAAGAGCGAAAATTGAATCTCGAAAGATTCCCTGTGCATATATGAGTCCGATACGCCGTTGGTCAAGTGGCTCTTCGAAATCTTTTAACGTGAAATTGACCGATGTTTCGTGCGTACTTAAACCCCTTAATTCATTCCATCCCGAGGAGCAATACATAATCCGCGTTGCTACTCCCCTCGTTGTTAGCACGTCACTTAGCACTATAGCCATTGCAGTAAGTTGCGCGAATTCCTTTTCGCCATTCCTGTGAGACATGGATGCATTAAGACCTAATGTTATTGCCTTCTGCTGAACACCTCTTTCGGTTTTTATCCAATATTCTGGTACTCCCGACATTACTCTATCAATGTCTAATTCATCACCATCGTCTCTGTACCGCCTTTTTCTTTTCATGGATTTACCACGACCACTAAACAATTCTGGGCTTTCGAATTCAATCTCTGTGCGTAATTCTCGAACCAAATCAACAATCTTATTCGATACATCTCCCCGCGTTGCGACTTCGTGAGTCTTGGCGCGAGTTCGATAAGAGCCATATGTCCATAAAGGTTCGTCACCACCATACACATATTTATTTTCCTTCACATATTTCATAAACTCGCGGTTATTCTTGTACTCTTTCATGAAGAGCCGTCTAACTATTTTCTTGCCATCCTTAACTTCATAGTATTGATAGTCTCGCCCCTTGCCTTTAGGGTCTCGAATAAACTCTATTTTATCTTTATTTATTAGCATGTTTACACCTGTGGGTTTGTTGCGGTCTGAACATCTTTTTTAATCTCAATTAGCAAAGCCTTATCTTTTTCATTTTCTTCCCACGATACCGTTACATCGTCTAACACTTGGCTTGCCGTATCTCCATCGAGGATAGCTTTTCTCCCCTCAGAGAAGACCCTTGTAGAAACCACTCTTCTTATGTTTGCCTTTACTACATTCTTTCTGAGATGGATAAGTGCCTTATTCAATGCGCTTAGATTAATGCTAACAGAGGACTTACTACCGTCATGAGTATCGAACCTCATGTTGGTTTTCCTCTTCATCTTGCCTGTGAGTAGATACTCTTCAAGTCTTGGGTCATAGTCGACATATACGGTGCTAAGTGCAAATCTGTCGAGAGTTGCTATATCTAATTGATTCCGTCCTGTATACTCCCACGAGCCACTTGTACCATATGTGTTACAGCATGCCAAGAAGTAACAATCCTCATGCCTATCAAGTGACGGTTGCTCTCGGTTATTGGGTACGCTTAGCACCCCATTCGCGAGGAATGAATTCCATACCACAAGCATGTTTGAGTCACTTGCATCAAATTCATCTGCTAAGTACAATCCACCGTTTTTTGCAATGTCTATAAATTGAGTACCGATATAACTCCCATCCATAGTCATTCTTCCAAGCACCTGTGCTTCTGACATTCCTGCACTACATGATATATGCCCAAAGTCCTTGTCGATAACTTGAGCAACTTGTTGTGCTAAGGTTGTTTTTCCTGTTCCTGCGGGGCCAACAAGCATAACATTCTTGTGCCTTCGCGCTTTCCTCACTATCCTATCGAGTAGTGGGTGACTGATAGTTCCTTTTGGTAATTTATCCTCGGGAATTGGCGAACCGTCGGGAAGTGAGTCGGCATCTCCATCTCCATTTAGCCCATCCTGTAATGCATTTAGGAATGCAATGGCATCCGCTAATTTTTCATCTGGCTTAGCATCATCTGGCTTAGCATCAGGTTTAGCATCAGGCTTAGCATCTGGCTTAGCATCATCAGATTTAGAGGGGTTTGTCGACGGTACGTGTTCCGATGGTGTTGAGACTTTAGCACCGATTTCACCATTTTTGAGGGTTTCGATTAGCTTATCCTTCCTCATGTGGGCGATTTCGGACGTAGTAGAGGATAATTTTCCGTCTTTAATTGCAGAATAGCCAAGTTTCCTCAAGTTTCTGACTGTCATGCCTTCGAGGATAGATGCGTGAGGGTGATATGTGCTTGTTTTCATTGGGTTTTCCTCCTCTGTTTATGAGTTTTGGGTGATTTACTGACGGTAATCAAAATTCCACTATTGGTTTGGTATCGTAAATTCCTATTGCCGTCACTAATAAGCTTAGCATCTGCCATGCATCTGCTTATAATCTGGGTTCGTTGTGTAGTCATGGGTTTTATCTCCTTGTTCGCGTTTTAGGTGTAAACTTATCAATTCGCTGAGGCTGAATACGTATCGTCATTCATGTCGAAAGTCACCGAGTCACTACCGAAGTGGATTGGGTCGGGATTTAAGAACGTGGGTGCATCTACGTACCATTCGCCCTTCGTCTGGTATACGTGAAATCCGAGACCGTATGCCTCTGCGACCTCATTCATCCGCCTTTTTGTCGTCGGGGTGAACCATCCGCCTGTGCTGAGGGTAATGCTATTATCTCGTCGGTTAATAGCTACGATGTCGGTTACGTGTAGCACCACGACGGTCTTTCCTTCGCTTGTGTCTACGTGGGTGTTACCCTTGCGTTCGATGTCCTCGGGGGTTAGCGTGTTTGTTGTTGGTTTGCGTTCGATGTTCATGTCAATCTCCTTGTCGGTCTCCCGACGGTTTAGGTTTATCAAATCTGGGATATTTCCCCTCGATTCGTTGGCACAACTTACCATGTACGTTTAGCTTAGTCCAGTATTATCGTGCAACTCCAACAATATCAAGGTTTAGCAGATGTTTAGCAGATGGCTTAGCATGAGGGAATCCGAGGAGTAGCATGCTATCCTACGCGTACGGTGGGCTAAATGGGGGGTCGGGGTCAACGTAAACGGGGAAAAGTTGGCTACTCAACGGCCTTTGGAATGTGGAATCCGCTTTTGTGCGGGGGCGGTACGGGGGGGAGAGACCTCCATAAAAATTACGAGCTAAAATGCTTCCAAGTTGCTTACAGGTTGCCTACAGATTGCTTACAAGTTGTACTTAAATAATTATTTTATAGAGAAGAAACCACCCTCACTTATTTAATAAGTTATTTAATAAGTTATTTAATAGACTATTTAATGGGTTATTTAATTAGCTATTAATCTGGTATAGGTACTGGTACTGGTACTGGTATAATTATATAATATTAGTATATTAATATTATATGGAAAATTTAGTAAATTCATTTTTATTTAGTATGGAACTAAAATGTGGTAATAGTTGTTTGCATTTCCCAAGAGTCATGATATATTAGCTATGTGAAAGTTCATTGTCATGGAAAAGAGTTTGATGAATATTCCTTAACTGAGGCGATGAGATATAAAATCCCAGCCTTGTTTGATTGGCGTAAAGCTGAGAAGAATGATTGGATTGTCACATGGAATAATCGAGTTATACAAGTGTTTGCGCGGTTTGAGTTCAATAAACAGAATGTAAAACCGAGCGTAATTCTGCGAACAGGATATGGAGATACATCAACTGCTTCTAAACATATCTATGCAAAGGAAACCAAGTTTTTTGACGATATTAGTAAACCTTATGTGCATGCATTACCGCCTACAAGCAAACAAAAGGCGTACATCGAGAGACTCATTAACAAAAATTCGTTTGATGAGTTCGGAAACGCAAATGCTAATGACATTATCAGCGAGTATATGGCGGTTTTTAGCGACAACAACCCAAAACAGGCTCTGCGTCGCGGACTAAGGATATTAAGAAAGAAATCAATAAAGGAAATGGTAAACCAATCACTAAAAGATAAGTTTGAATCACATGGGCTTGACGACGATTATGTTGCTGTTAATCTAAAAACACTTGTTGATGACGGCGAGACACCTGATAGTGTTCGACTGTCAGCATTAAATCGTATTGGAGATGTTTTAGGGCATACTGCTAAAGAAAAAGAAGAGAAAGCTCAAAATATTATTATGATATCTGATGGGGACAAAAAATTGTTAGCACAAGTTAGGCAAGATTTAAGCGACCAACAGATAAATCAACTGATGGCAAAGGTTAAAAAGGATGGCGTTGATGCCATTGTTGAAGACAACGATACCGAAGGCTGAGTTCCAAGTTGAAATGGATGTTGAGCGCGATGCTTTTATCAACCTTGATGGCAAAATATACCCTCTGGATGGTGCGATAAGCGAATTGGTGGTATCAATGTTGGAAGAAATCGTTGTTTTGAGAGAACAAGTGGACACTTATACAAAATATATGGGTCAAGGGGGCGATGCTTAATGCCTGTGTACTATGGAACAGGAGAAATAAGGTATTCAGACGGTGTATCCAGACTTATAAATACTTTAAAGAAAAAATCACGTGTAAAAAAGAGCATAAAAGGCAAGAAAAGGAAGAAAAAATGAGTCGATTCCATAAAATATTCTTTTTTTTGGCATATCTGTGCAAAGGATGGGGTTGAAGTACGATTATACTCCCGAAGAACGGGAAAGTCTTCTAAGAAGAATGTATGTAGATATATTCTTTTTTGCTAAATTTATACTTGGAGACCCAGAACAGCCAATGAATTATCATATTCGGTCTAAATCTCCAGATTTTCACAAAGAAATTGTTAATAAGCTCCTTAGCATGGAAATCGGGTCAAAATTGGCTGTTGTTGCGCCACGTGGTCATGCAAAATCTACATTGATTAACTTAGTTTACCCCCTACATCGCATATTATTTGATGAAGAAAAATTTATTGTTTTAATTTCTGAGTCTGAAACGCAGTCTAAGTATTTCTTGCAAGCTCTTGGTAATGAAATAGAACATAACGAAAAACTCCAGTATTTTTTTGGAGACCGCAAGGGTAAAACATGGGGAAAAGAGGAAAAAGAATTTATTGCTGGCTTTGATGAAGACGGCAAACCCAATTCTTGGGTTAAAGTATTAGTTCGCGGTACTGGCCAAAAGGTTCGTGGGCTAAAGTATGGCGCTTACCGTCCTACTCTGACGATTATTGATGACGGGGAGGGTGAGCGCAATACGGCAACACCATTGTTACGCGAACAGTTTCGCGGGTGGCTGAATGGCGCTGTAATTGCAGGTAGCAATGATGCGCGCCTCATATTTATTGGGACGATAGTGGATGAACAAAGTTATTTGAATCGTATTGCTGGGCCAATGTCTTTTGACCGTAAGGGTAATCGAAAACGTAAGGGTTGGGATACGATGTTTTATCAAGCTATTGTCCAAGATACACAAAAAGGGCTTTTTGTTGCCAGCGGAAAAGAAATAGTCAGACTCGACGGAGAACCAGAAGTATTATGGTCTGACTATCGTTCCTACAAATGGTTAAGCGATGAGCGGGAACGGCTGATGTCCGAAGGTGACGTAGCCTATTTTTATCAAGAATACCAAAATATACCAATGGACGACAGCTTTCGCGTCTTTAAGAAAGAGCATATTCAGTATTGGGATGGTTCGTTTGGTTATAACAATGACCAGCCCGTTATATATCTCGCGGAAGATGGAGAACGACGGGAAGTGCCTATTAATATATTTTTTGGTGTAGACCCTGCTTCATCTGAGAATGTAAAGGCGGATTATACGGTTATAATGGTTGTTGGCGTAGATAAAGAACATAATATTTATGTAATTGACTATTTTCGCGGACAAGTAACTCCGATGGATGGTGCAGATAAAATTTTCGAACTGGCAGAAGTCTATAAACCGAAAGAAATCAAGATTGAAGAGACAGGACATGTGATGTTATCTGAATATGTTACCCAAAAGTCAAAAGAATTGGGACATTTCTGGAACATTACGCCCAAACAAGCGATAAAGGGTAAATATTATCGAATAAAACAGCTTCAACCCTATTTTGCATCCAAAGCAATGTTTATTCGTGACGAACATTTCGAGTTGGAACAAGAATTATTAAATTTTAAAGAACATGGCTCATTTAAGAAAGATACACTTGATGCTTTGCGCTGGGCGGTAGATGATATGTATAAACCAAACGTGACTTATGACGATGAAGGCAGTATTATCCCCTTCCAACCTAAAATGCGTGGCATGGATTGGCAAACAGGTGAAGTTATTTATGCATAAATTAATATTTTTTTCTTGCAATAAACGTCACATTAATGTAACATAACCTAAGAATATATGATAAAACTGAAAAAATTAAAGCTTGAAGACATTTCCGCCAATGATGTGCGGGATGAATATACGTTATACCAATCAAATGCGATTGATTATCGGGCGCAGATGGCTGAAGATGAAGAATTTTACTTGGGTGTTCAGCTAACATCGGCACAAAAAGATTATTTACTGAGTGTGGGGCAACCACCAGAGGCCAATAATAAAATTCGCCCTGCTGTGGAGCAGGTTTTGGCTAATATTGCAGGTGCATCTCCTGAGTGGGATGTTCACGCCACAGGCAAGACTGATAATGAAGTCGCTCACGTGTATAATGCGCTTTTAGACAAGGTTTGGTATGACAGCAATGGTGATAGACATTATCGGAGCGTGTGCCGTGATTTTATTGTAAAGGGAATTGGTTTTGTTTATGTATACCCAGATTGGCAGGCTGAAAATGGTGCAGGTGGTATCCGCATAAAACGTGTATCCCCCGAAAGTGTATATGTAGACCCAAATTCCATAGACCCATTTTTTAGAGATGCATCAAGTATTATTTTGTCTGACCTACATACGAAGGAATCTTTAAAGCATCATTTCCCTGAATATGCTGATATTATTGAAGATGCGCGTGAGGATGAATATAAGAATGAAATCGGCGCTGATGGCTATAACCGAGATAAAGTTCTTCGTCGGAATGATATTACGTCTGACGGTCAGCCAAAGGTTAGAAAATTTGTACGGTGGAGCTATGTGAATGTTCCCCATGTAATTGTCACGGATGTATTGACGGGGAAATATGATACATTTGACCATGAACAATATTTAAAATTATCCAAAGAGGATAAATATAAATCATATATTAAGGCTGGGCAAGTTGAAGAACAGGTTACTTATATTCGGCAAGTCCGCGAATTATTTGTAATTGGTGACAAGGTTATTTACGATGAAGTGTTGCCGATTGACCGATTTCCTCTTATTCCTGCGTGCAATGAGCATAATGGAACCCCCTACCCTGCTGGTGATGTTCGTCATGCAAAGTCGCCCCAGCGAATGTTAAACCGAACAGAGGCATTGTTAATAAGCCATGCTACATCTACAGCCAGTTTTAAATTAATATATGAGGATGGTGCTTTAGACCCAGAAGAGATGGAGAAGTGGTTTGTTCCAAATGCAATTATACGTGCAAACCCGAATGCGCTATCGAATGGCAAAATCAAGGAATTTGCCCCACCATCCATCAGTAGCCAGCTCTATTCTGAGAAACAGCGTTATGAAATCGACATAGAAACGATTTTTGGTGCGTATAAATTTCAGCAGGGCGACCCTCGTGGCGCTGTTGGTACGGTGGGGGAAGCTCAGATAATAGATGAGGCATCATCACGGAAGCAGAATTGGAAGATATTGCCCGTATATGACATGTTGAACGAGGTTGGTAAATGTGTGGCTTTATATACGCCTTACGTTTACGATAAACAGCGTGTATTGCGTATCGTGAACCCATTGGGAATCGAAAAAGAATTAACCATCAACGTGCCAGTTATTAATGATTATACAAAGGCTGTTGAGCGGATTTATGATGTAACGACTGCTGAAGTTGATATTCGTGTTGTAGTTGGAAGTACCCGTGCTAAAAGCCCAAGTGCTAATCTGTCGCGAGACATTTCACTTATGCAAGTTGGTATTTACGATAAGATTCAGGTGATAATGAATATGGAAGGCGATGTTGATAAGACAGCTTTAATCGAGCGTATGGGCGAGATATCGAACCTGACATCAGAGAATGCTCAACTAAAAGAGCAAAATAAAGAATTATCTGGTGATATACAAACCAGAGAACGAGAATTGTTTCATGCAAATATGCGGGCGGAAATCGCAAATGCCACAAAACCTGTGGCTCAGGCTGTGAGCAACTTGCGTGCCACCGCAAAAGCAGAACAAGACAAGCAAAAGGAAATGACGCGAGAGACCGCAAGTGATTTAGCGTTTATGTCCGATAGTGCGATTAACTCAGAAACGGAAGCCCCACCTCCTATTGAAGAGGGGATAATGGGAGTTGGGTAACTTCATAAACGGAAAAGGAGCATCGTGTGAGTAAAGCGACAAAAGAACAGCAGACCCAAGACATTGGCGACGATAACCTTATGAACGTATTGGATAAGTTCAATACATCTGAAGGCTCGGAGACCGAAGGCGCACCTGAAGTGGTGCTTGAAAGCCAACCTGAGACCGATGTGGAAGTGGAAGCTGATGAGCCTGCGAAAGAACAGGCTGTGGAAACAAGTGACGACAGTAAGGAAAAAAGTTGGCTGATAGAAAATAAATTTCGAGATGATGATGATGGAAAATCGAAATTGGCTGAAGCATATCGAAATATGCAAAGTATGAAGGATAAAGCAGAGCAAGAGTTGGGCAATCGAAACGAGCGTTATGAAAAGTTATCTGAACTTGATGAATGGCTGAAACAGAATCCAGAAATGGTAAAGATGATGCAGAATGAAGTGCAGAAACAAGATGTTCGCGGTGGCTCCCCTCCTGCTAAACCTGAAGACTATGATGTATATGAAGAGAGTGTTGAAGGCAGTCTATCAGCAAAATGGCGTGGAGATTATGACGAATGGCTTATGGAACAAGGCGCAAAGAAAGCAATGCAATATGTGGACAGGCTTCGTGCAGAAGACCAGCAAATAAATGCACAAAATTCTGAAATACAGGCTTTGAAGTCAATCGGTATGAGCGATGAAGAAATAAAACAATATTATAGCTTCATGAGCGCCCCTGAAAATGTTACTCCGCAGAATATGGTTGAGGTATGGAAGAAACTCGACCCACAGGCTCAAAACACACAAGAAAGCGATAATGCGGAGTCAGAAGCTAATGTTTCAACTGAAAATGTTAAAAAGTCAATGACAAAAGTACCCAATGCGGGTGCAGTTGACGGAAAGACAGCGCCTGTAAAAAGTGCGCAAGATAAGCAAGTTGAATCATGGTGGACTGGCATTATGGCTAATTCAAGATAAAAAACTCGAAGCATAATAGACGTTAGCGGTTAGACGTTATACGTTGAGTCGATAGCTGTCATGGATGCTATCGGGTTTGAAAGGAAAAAGCCTTATGGCGTTTACATATGGTAGTGGAACTTCGACACAGTTCTCAGACGGTTCGCAACGGCAGGTACTTGAACTTGGGCCTGAAATACATTATTACAACCCAAGTGTCACACCTATCTTGACTGTTTCTGGTCGTATGTCTCAGCACGGAACACCTGTTCCGATTTTTGAGTGGATGGAAGACGAATATTTCGTTAAGCGTTCTATCAGTCTCTCTGCTGGAGAAATGACCGCAGACAGTGAAGTCGTAGATAGTGCAACAGCATCTGCAAATGGCGACCAATCAATCATAAAACTCCCCCGACAAGCTCAAATGGAAATGTTTGAAGTCGGTGGTCTTTACACAATCTCTGGTAGTTCAGCACAGGGTTCTGGCGGTTCAGGCGCAAACACACATTTTCTGTGTATTGCGGTTGGAAAAGATGTAAACCTGTCCTCACCTTCAGATAAACACGTGCAGTTTGTTGGCGGTACATATAGCTCTGGTACATGGACATTTGATTCTGTGGCAGATGCAACGGATATGATTACTGACGGCCAAGCAACAACGATTACGTTTGTTGGTACTGCATCGGGCGCAGGTAGCTCCAGCGGGAAGGCTTCTTATGAAGCTGGTTCTGATGGTGCATCTTTGACTGACGGTGAAACCTTTGCCATTCGTGGTATAGAAGGTATTGCTGAGGGTGCTGGGGTTGGAAAAGCAACACAGAAGAAAGTGCGTCGGTTGTCAAACTGCACGCAAATCTTCCGCGAACCTTACGAGATTACTCGTACGGCGCGTGTTTCCCAGCAATATGGCGGGCCAGAATTGGCACGCTTACAAGCACGTAAACTGGCTCAAGTAAAAGTGAATGTTGAATATGCAATGATGTTCAACGGCGCGAAGAGTCTGGATTCAAGCTCAGCTAACCCGAAACGTGCGTTTCAGGGACTTGGCGTGGGTGGAAGTGCTGGTGCTGTTCAATCAAACAATGGTTATGACAACTCAAATTTGCAGTTGTCTGACTCATCGGGTTCATTAAACGACTTTGATGCATTGATTGAAAACATCTTCCAAGATACGGTTGATGGCAGTATGGAAAAGACTGTTTATTCTTCGAATAAATGGTTGCGTAAGTTAGCGAAGATGGTTCGTGGTGATGCTTCAACAGCGCTTAATTCTATTCAAGGTTCGGAAACCAAAGCTGGTTTGCGTGTACTTGAGTATGTTGGCCCTGTTGGGAAGTTAAGTTTTGTACCTCATCCTTTACTGAAGGGTGGATACGAAAATTACGCTGTTGCGATTGATGAATCGAATTTCGATATACGGGTTCTTAGTGAATCTGGCTTCCAATTACGGAAAGATATCGTTAAAGATGGTTCTGATGGGCAAACTGATGAATGGCTGGTGGAAATGGGGCCTGAAATTAGACAGGAACAAACCCACGCTGTTTTAAAGTTGACGTAAAAACAGTAATAACAGATTATCGGGGGGGCGGGCGACTGCCCCCCATTAATTAAAGGAAAATAAATATGGCAGACCATATAAAATATGCAGTTTCAGTTGATGTAGTCGATGAGTATGTAGCTACAACTGCGTATACTGACGATGAGAGTGACAATGCTGGTAGCAATGTTGCAAAAACAAGTTATAGACATTACTCAGCAGTAGGAAAAACATTGGGCGGTAGTGTTAGTGCGACTACTACAGCTACTGGTGGTATTGAGATTGCAGGTAATATAAGTGGGTACAGCAGTGGAGACCCTACATACGCAGAAGCTACTGTGTCGGGGGGAACAGCAACAACTTTAGGTAGTGCTGGATATGATATGGTGTTTGTCAAAAATACTGGGTTCGACTATGATAGCGGTTTGGGGTCTACGGCGAGAACAACAGAAACCGTTAAGGTTACTATTGGCGCACAAATAATTGCTGAACTACATAATGGTGGTGCGATTATTTTGCCCAAAGTTCCAGCGGAAGATGTTAAGGTTCAGTCTTCTGATGCCAGCAATAATATTACAGTTGAATATTGTTTAGTGACATAATTGTGAGATATCAAGAAGCATACGAACTAATAGACGCTGGACTAATGAAGGCAAACCTGAGCTTTCCTGTTTTGGAAGCACTTAAAGCTGAGGTGTTCGACGAAAAGGTAAATGAAGTCGGATTGCGTTCGGTTAAAAAGCGTTCAAGCGAAAGTTTTACCTCAACAAGCACAAATGTTTATACATTCTCGAATGATGATATCAGCAATAAAATTTATAAAGTTCAGCTTGATAAAAGTATCGTACCATTTGTAAGTGAGAAGCGATATATAGAAAATCTGGATGAAAATTTAGTGGATGAAATTGGTTATTTTATAAAAAAAGAAGGAAATGACACTAAAATATATTTTACCAAAGATACGAATGCAGGAAAATCGCTGAAGGTATTTTACTATGCGAAGCCAACAGCGAAGTCTGCGGTGACGAGCGTTGTAGATATTCCTGCGCAATTAATACCCGCGTGTGTGCATTATGCATTGAGCCAATTTTTGGCATTTGACGGACAGATGCAGATAGCATCTGGGCATCGCGGTTTAGCACGGCAGATTGAAGCGGAATATATTGAAACGGATAATGCCAGAGAAGCAAAACCTGATATTATTCCATTACCATTACAGGATTTTATCTAATGGCAGATTTTAAAGAACAAATAGAAGATATGATTGGCACGGTTGGCGATGACCAATATTTGGCAGATAGTATGAATGCTGTTGCAAAAGAAATCATCAATGCAATGCCAGAAAATAAATTGTGGGCGGTGGGGGAAGAATCCGATGAACAAACGTCCAATGGTTTTTTATTAGAAGATGGTAAAGTATTGGGCGTTTATAGGGAAAACGGTACAAACGATGAATTTGTATCATGTAAAGAAGTGCCTATTTATTTTGAGCGAAAAGTTCAAGACAGCAATTCTTTATTTTATCCATCAAAAGAAGAACCTGTTTTTTTATTAAAAAATGGTTCTGTAAACGTGTATCCTTTACCCGCTTCTACGGGTGAAAAGGCTTTTAAGGTTGTTAGTGTTGCCTATCCAGCCGTGACATCAGTAACGATTTCAACATTAAGTACGATTGCTAACTTCCCAAATGAGGTTGAGCATTTATTAATATTGGGCGCATCGGCACGAGGTTTACAGTATTTGATGGCGCGGGTAAAAAGTAATTTGTCTGGCTTAGCACCAAGTTTTACTGCACCTACATTCCCAACTATTAGTACGTTGAGTCTCAGCATAGCGCCGAGTGTACCAAGTATTAGCGCACAAAGCGTTAGTAGTTTGGGGACTGCTCCTACTTATTCGAAGCCAATTTTTACTGCACCTACATTCCCAACTATTAGCACGTTGAGTCTTAGCATAGCGCCGAGTGTACCAAGTATTAGCGCACAAAGCGTTAGTAGTTTGGGGACTGCTCCTACTTATTCGAAGCCAAGTTTTGTAGCACCTACATTCCCAACTATTGGGACACTTTCTGTTTCTGGTGCGCCAGCTATACCAGTGTTGAGTTCTTTAGCATATAGTAATGCAAGTAAAACAGCTTTTGGTGATTCAGTAGCGATGACATCGCTTGGTACACCACCGAGTTATATTTCTCCTACTGCGAGTATTGATACAGGACAACTAATTACATTTTTAGAAACAAATGAAGACCCAGAATTGGCAGGCGTACAAATTGAGCGAATGCGTGTGGAGCTGGGTAAATATCAGGCGGATTTATCAGATAGGTTGAATGATTTTAATGAGAGCGCTGAATCTTATCGCGCTGATATCCAGAAAAAAATCAAACAGGCGGATATTGATATTGCAGAAGCGCAGATAGATGCGCAAAATGGTACGAATGTATCCATTCAGAATGAAGCAAAGCAGTTGGAGGCGGATTTATCAAACAACAAGTTGGTATTGGAGAAATATACGTCTGAATTGGGAAGTTATCAAACGACGGTGAGTGGCGAGGTGCAGACGTTTGTGAATAATGAAATCCAGCATAAGTTTCAAAAATGGGTCACTGAATACAGTAGTGAGTTGCAGAGATATCAATTAGATATTCAAAATGAATTGAATGTATTCAACAAAGAAAATGTGGCATTTCAAGCAGACTTACAGAAGAAAATTAAAGATGCGGAATTAAATGACGCTAATCAGAATCGTTTATTGCAGACTTATTCAAATGAGATTCAAGGCTTTGGTGTAACAATTAATGCTGAAGTGGAGCAATGGTCGAAGAATGAAATCGAGAACAAGTTTAATAAATGGTTGAATGAATACAGTAATGCGTTGCAGGAATATCAATTAGATATTCAAAATGAATTAAATGAATTCAATAAAGAGAATGTAGCATATCAAGCAGAATTACAGAAGAAAATTAAAGATGCCGAATTAAATGACGCTAATCAAAATCGCTTATTGCAGAAATATTTAAATGAGATTCAAGGTTTTGGTGTAACGATTAATGCTGAAGTGGAAACATGGTCAAAGAATGAAATCGAGAACAAGTTTAATAAGTGGTTGAATGAATATGCGAACAAAGTTCAGGTCTATAATGTGGATATAGCGAAATATAATGCAAACCTGCAAAGGTATAATGCAGAATACGGTTGGTATCAGGAACAGTATCAACGGTTGGATGGTAAATATAATGAAATGCTAAAAGTATATATTTCAAACTGATGCCGAAGAAAACGCACATAATTAGTCGTTTTGATGGGGGCATTAATGAAGAATCAAACCCCAGAGACCTTGAAATCCATGAACTTGTCAGTGCTAAAGATGTGGCTGTTGATAATGTTGGCAAAGTTAAGACAACGCCCTATTCTGCCAGTAATGAAGCTACAATAACTAATATTTTGCAAGTATTTGGGGATGGAATATTTTTATTTTCTACGGATTATCTTCGGGCTGAGTCTGCAACTCAGAGCGTAACAGATGACACGGGTGATGATTATGTGGCAATGGCTGATAAGGAATCATCTGGCGGTATCCGAATACTAAGCCGAACGAACGGCAGTGATTCTTCAGGTACTAACCCTATCCAATTTTCTGATAATGCCGATATCCAGCCCAACTATTTTATTGCTGATGGCGGATTGCGTGTATGTGATGGCAATTTTGATACTACGGAGAATGATTCACGGTGGTATGGATATATTAAGCGTGATTTGTTCCCGAATAATACAGCAAATAAATATTCGATAGATGGCTGGAAACATGAGAAGGTAAATATTGAGACCCCCTCTACATCGAGTAGTTTAAAATCGGGTACGTCTGTTTCGTCTATAGTGTCATATAATGATGAGACGGATGTTTCGACAGCTACAAACAATGATACGTCTTATACGTCTAATTCGAATGCGGTTGATTCAGATGATGGAACCATAACAAAATCTAAAGGTGACTTGGGGTTTACGGGGGGCCAAAATTATGTGAATAGTGTTCGTATTCGTTTAAAAGTAACTGGATATGATGATGATAATTGGATGATTACAAGTGCGTTACGTGTGGGCGCACAAAATAGCACATCTTTTCAGTCTACTGGTTATGCATACCATTCTTTTTCGCTGGAACAGATAATAGACCAATTTGATGGCTATCCAATGAGTACGGAAGATATTTATGAATATACATTTACATTCCCTGATAGCGGGTTAGACATATCGACGAATAGTTTACGTGTAAGTTTAAGAACATTGACAAATGATTCGGGTGGTACAGTTAAAATTGACAGTATTTATGTCGAAGGCGGTACGGGAATCGGCGATACATCTTATAACCAAAGTCCTAATTCGATTGATGTGACTATTGGCGACTCGGCGACGGCGGGGGCTGACTGGGTTGGGGATTGGAATGTGGGAGTTTCTTTTGTTTATGATGGTGTACAAGAATCATTGGTACAGAAACTTTCTACGCAGAGTGGCGGTGATACGGTTACACTTACAAAAGCACCCTATACCAATGTTGGATTTAACTTTACAACCAGTTGGAATCAGCGGATTACGGGTACAAATATATATGTAAAAAAAGAGGATGAAACAGATTGGAAGCTCCATGCGATTGTGGATATGACGGATGGTACGATACAGCGATATGACGACCCACAGAAGTTCTATTCTGCTTACAGCGTAGCGAATACTGGGTTTTTGTTTAATCTAAAAGGTGAAGTGAGTGTAAATATACCATTTATTACTTATGAATCCAGTGCAGGTTATTCTCAAAGTTTGAATACATTAAATGCGCGCTATAAGACAGCCGTTATTGCTAATAGGCGTTCTTATGTTGCAAATGTGATGGTGAAAGATAAGAGTGGTACATATATAAAGTATGCAGATAGAATTATTAAAAGCGCCCCCAATAAGTTTGATGTATTGCCATTAGAAAACTCTTTAGAGGTGACGGTGAATGATGGTGAGAGTATTACGGCATTGATGGAGTATGGCGACAAATTATTACAATTTAAAGAGCGTACTCTATATATTATCAATATATCGGGTCAGTTTGAGTTTAATGAGGGTGTATTTCATTTTCGTGGTATAAAAAATAAGGCGCAGGTCTGCAAAACAGATATTGGCATTGCATGGGTAAACGAGAATGGATGTTTTTTGTTTGACGGTAAACAGATACGTGATTTACTGGAAAAACGCGGGAAAAGATTAATAAAGAAAAGCACATGGGCAAGTTTTGTTTCTGAAAAGAGCATGATAGTGTATCAACCCGATTTACAGCAAATTATTATAGTGAAGAGCTATGGAACGGAATCAGATGGTGGCGACGCTTATATATTTGATTTGGTAACGAACAGTTGGGTATATAAAAATGATTTTTTAGCCAGTAGCCTTAATAAAACAAATGTTATTAATGACTGGGATGGTAAGATATCTTATTGTACTCAAGTACAAACCAGCTCAATATTCAAACAAGTCATACAGAGCGAGACTGCTCAAAGTGGATTTGAGCTAATTACCCCCGATATTGACTTTGGGAATCCTGCAACGAGAAAGAACATATATGAAGTTCAAGTAAGTTATAAAGGCGGAACGAGTCAAAATGTAACGGTGGCTTATGATACAGACGGTGCTAATAGTTTTAGCACAAGTTTTAGCACGGTGCTAAATAGCACAAGCGCCAACCAGACGACAACAACCTTAGCGCCAACTTCTATTATAGAGGATGCTAAAAGTTTTCAACTAAAATTTACAGGTACGATTGCAACAGGGTTTGAGATTAATGATGTTTCGATAGTTTATCGAGAGAAGAGAGTAATATAAAATGGCAAGTAGTTTTTTACTAAATAGATATCAGCGGACATTAAGACCTAAAACACGGTTGTTTTTGGAGCGTGCTAAGATGGAGAGCAAAATAGCAAGTGAGATGCATGATGCTAAAATGAATACGATTACCAAGACATCAAGTGCTATCCAAAAAGGTGGTGCAACACTTAGAGACTATAAGCTGGCAAAAGCAGGCGGATTTGAAGGTGGTATATTAAACTTTTTAAACAGCCCTGAAGAAGCAGGAACCTTTAAAGCAAAGGGGGCTGATTTGGCGAGGGTATATGGAAAAGATAAGGTATTGAGCGGTGATATGTTTATTGGGAAAACTGGTGGTGTAGAACAAAAAAATCCAGTGGATTTTAGTAAAATAGATAATAAAGATGACATATTTCAAGGGGCAAATGGCGCTTGGCAACAAAGAGTTCCAGTGGATTTAAATAAAATTACAGATGAAGATGTTGCCCCAGATAAGGGTAAAATATATAAACAAAGACCTGATGCATTGTCTATTTATATTAAAAAACAACTTGAAAAAAAATTGGGATTGGGGAGGACTCGCTAAATGGGATATGCAAGTAGTGGTACAATAGAAGGTGGGATGTCTGGTGCATTGGCTGGCTATGCTGTTGGTGGGCCTGTGGGCGCAGGTATCGGCGCTGTTGTAGGTGGAGTGGGTGGTTATCTTAGTGGGGGTGAAACTGACCGTAAGAATGCCAGAATTCGAAGCGGTTTGTATGAACAGGTTGGAAATCTGCAAGAAAAGCATGGTGAGATTGACGCTTATTATACAGATATGTTGAAACAGGCTGAAGCGGAAGATAAATTAGAAACAGAGGGATTGTTCAACAAATTTTTAAATGATTCTGTCACTATGGAGGGGAACACAAACCAGTTGATTGGTCAAACGGATTTTGCCACACATGGAACGGTGAATAAAGCACATACAAAGCAAGTTGAAAGTTTGAAGGATTGGATGAATCTGGCGCGAGAAACGCAAGAAAATAAATTTAGTACAGAGCAAACGGAGATAAATATGGCTCAAAATGAAGCTCATGATGAGGTGGATAATTTAATTGAAAGTCTGAGAATACAGGCATTGGGATTATAATACAGGAAATAAGATGGCAACACAATCACAGATACGGAAACAGAGAAATACAGCAGAGATAATGGAGCTTTTGGGCGGATATCTTAAGATGAAAAATGAAGAGCGGGATTTGTATAAGCCAAAAGATAAGCAACTTCGTACTGTGGGCGATGCACTGTATGAATATAATCCAAATGACGGTTCTACAAGAGAAGTTATATCTAATCAAAAGCCAGAACTTCGTACTGTGGGCGATGCACTGTATGAATATAATAGGAATGACGGTTCTACAAGAAAAGTTATATCTAATCAAAAGCCAGTCTACAAGACGGGGCCTGATGGTGCTATTTATAGTATAAATGGTGATAATCAAAAAATGCTTATCAAGGGCCAAGAAGAAAAAGTTTGGGTTAATGTGAAAGACCCTGATACTGGAGAACCCAGAAGAGTACTTGTTACCGCAGAAGAGGCACTTGCAAATAAGAGGGGATATTCCATCTACGAAAAGCCAACTGGACAGAAAGCATATATAAAACGGGATGCGAATGGGCAATTTTTCACCGTAACCATTGACCCCAAAACAGGAGAACCAAAGCTAAGCGCCCCTTTTGGTGCGAAAAACATTGTTGAACAACAAATGCTGGAAAGAATGATGGAGAGCGAGGAAAATAATGATGGTTTTACTTTTGAGGCACTTTCACAGAAACTTTTTGGTATCTTTAATTCTGGGGAGGCAAGTCACCCTGCACCAGAAGACGAATTCTCAGAGTTTCTAAAGAAATAACCATCCATGCCTCAGCATAATATAAGGGCTGGCGTAGACGGTTCTACTTCTGGATATAATTTATCTGACTATGTATCTAAGGATACGTTGATAGATGAATTCAATCAACTTCCTGAAGATACACGTAATGATATATATGGTGGTGACTTTGAGACTTACGCTCAGAATAGGCAGACCCAATTCAGCAATATGATTGGATATGGTAAAATAAACCCCGATACATTAGCACCTATCCCCTCTCAACAGGCGAATCAACAAGCACCTAAAAAAGCACCCACTCTCTATTGGGCTAATGGAAAATATTACGATATACCAGACAGTGTAAATAGTCGTTTTTTAGAAAAGAACCCCAATGCAGAAATTGTTACTCGTCTTGAAGCAGACGGCAGACGATTTGATATCCCCCAAAGTAGACTTGATGCGTTTAAGCGTAAATATCCTACAGCAGTTGCAGTTAATGAAGACAATACAATCAATGAGCAACAGCTTCCAGAGGAGCTATTAACCAATGAAGTGAGACGTATTCGCGATAAGACATCAGATACAATAGATGTCTCTCCTGTTATGCGGATAGATAACGTATCTGAAGAGGTAAAAGAAGAAGTATCTGGTGCATTTGAAGCATTTGGTCGTAACGCAATGACTTACTTGCCTGAAACATTGGGTGGAATTGGCGGTGGTGCTTTAGCGGTGGCTTTGATTTCGAACCCTGTCGGTGCTGTTGTGGGTGGATTGTTAGGTGGTTTTGCCTTTGCAATGGGCGCTGGTTGGGGGAAAAATGCCATATTAGAAGAAGTCGCACCTGAATTTAAGGCTGGATTAGACGTTCAGCTTGAGCGTGATATTGAAGAACACCCTCTCGCCTCATTTGCTGGGCAGGTTGCGCCTCAACTTATTGCTTTTAGACCAAGCCCAAAAAATTTAAAGAATTTTGGAAAATTTACAAAGCATCTAACTAAGAATTGGGAAAAGAGGGGCGATATATTCAAGACCGAAGCTGGTCGCGAAGGTGTTTCAAACATGATTAATGTCACAGTTGGCTCTGCCACAGAGAGTGGTGTAGAAATGTATAGACAGATAGAGTCTGGTGATTGGAGTGGCGCGAGACTGGCACTTGCACTCACGACAGGCGCTTTGATAAATGAGCCGAATAAAATTGGTCGCGCAATAGGTTTCAAACCTACGAAGTCTTTTATGAAAGATTTGGAGACAGTTAAATCTAATTTAAAAACATCTGTAGAATTGGCTGAATCTGGTCAGGTTCCTTCAAAAACAAAGTTATATCAAGATGATGAACTGGTTAATATAGAGACTGCTCCCCAAGATGTAGATGTGGTACAGGGGCGCGCGGATAGGCTTAATGAAGAAATCGCATCTCGGAAAGAAGCTATCCCTGATATAGATGGTCGTGTTAAAGATATTGATGCTGAAATAAAAGATATTAGTAACGAAATAAAGATTATACGTAAAGCAAGCCCAGAAGAATTGGACGAACTTGGGATTGCTAATAAAAAAGACCATATAAAGGCTTTAAGTGATGAGATAGAAAACTTTAAAGGTCAGAAAAAAGATTTAAGAGGGCAACGGGCGCTTGCCAACAAAGAATTGCGTGCTAAGAATAAAGAATTAAAGTCAGTATTGAAGGAATTGCCTGAAGATGTTGGTGAGATAACGGTTAGAGAAACTTCTCAAGATGAAGTGCGCATAAAAGAGCATCAAGAATTATCGGCTAAAGAAAAAAGTTTAATGAGTCGATGGAAAGAATTGGATGCTAATGACCCTGAGAAATTGGTTATTGAACGTGAACTTGACGAAATATCCAAGAAGATGAGTGCCATAAATGACGAGGGCGTGGATTGGGTTGTTACGGAAAGAAAAGCACCTAAAAAACAGCATCCTCAGACCCGCCGAATGGTATTTGGTGATGAGAGCGGAGAAGTTAAGTTGTTACCTGAAGTTGACGGTAGCGAGATTGTGAGTACGGGTTCTCGTGTTCGTGTTGCTAATTTGGGTAAACATGGTGGTAAAACAGGCGATGTTGTAAAGGTTTATAAAAACGGTAATATGAAAGTCCGTTTTGATGATGGGAGTCATGCAAGTATTAAAGAGAGCAACCTTGAGACGGTTTCTCGTCCTGTAAGGCCCAAAAAAGGTCAAATATATATAGACCCACAAACGAAGCGCGTTATTAAAGGTATGCAAGCCCAGAAGAAGTCAGGTGATATGGGTGAAGCGGGTGAAATGGTAAAATTTGAGGGCGATAGAGATTTTGGTGTAGACCCCAGACGCGAACCATTAAAGCGTGATAAGCCCATCTATACTGATGTTGAAGATAATTTTGTTCGCCAGAAAGATGGCAGTTGGAATGGGAGAGTTGGCAATCGGACATATAGTATTGTTCGAATGAAGGCTGGAGACATTCACGAGGGCAGTGGATTTGTATGGTATGATTTGGGCGGTGATGGGCGTTATTTGGGTCGAACAAAGAAAGAAGCGATACGGACATTACAGCAGGTTGAAGAAGCACCATTAAGAGGGATTTCTTATGACAACCCTAAGAATATTGAGGGGAAAGATATTACAGCGGTTGCTAAAGAAGAGGGCGCACAATCCCAGAAGCCATTTTCTATTGAGCGTGGTCGTGGTCGAACCCTTGACCGCGTATTTAAAAAAGTAGACAAGTATAGTGAACAAGGTGGTGTACCGAGAGAACACCAGAACAAAATTAATGCATTGAAGAAGAATGCAGAAGGTTGGCAAAAAAATATTGATGAATTGGAAGCCAACCCTAATTATAATAAGAATGACCCTGATTACGTTCGTGCTAAATATGCACTTAAAACGGCATTGGCTAAGCTTGATGAAGCGATGGAGCTGGATTTTATGCACGGGACGACGATGGGGCTGGAATTTATGCCATTAATGAACCGTATTGTGGGTGCTTTTGATACTCTTGTTGGTAAGCACGGCAGTAGAAAAGGTAAAGCGCGGTTGCGCGCAATTAATAAGCGCGAAAAAGAACTGTTAGATAAGTATAGAATGGGTGATAAAAGCGTTGAAGAAGAGTTGGACATGCTTTCAACGACTCGAAGTGAATTAACTGGTGATGAGTTAGGTGTTATGACTCCCAAAGGGTTGAAAGACTTTGTTGTAGAGGAAAAGCCAATTACAGAAAAAGAGATTCGAAAATCTATTCAATGGTTAAAAGGAGTAAAACAACTTCAAAACAGGAGTGATAATAAATATTTCAAATCTATGGTATATTTGCTCCAACGCTCGCAAGAGACTGAGAACCAAATTATGGGAACATATTTTGAAGGACTCAGAAAATTTAAGGTTGAAAGACTGAAGCCAAAACATCGTGAACGGTTGGCAGATATATTGGAAGGTGTAATAAAAGAACCGAGCAAGGGTATAGATAAAAAACTATTTGCGGTGGCAGATGAAATGCGCAGTTCTTTTGACCGAATGCATCGTGATGCAATAGATATAGGCATTGATGTAAAAGGTTATATAGAAAACTACTTTCCTAAAATGATTAATCGTGAAGTGGGTGTTAAGATTTATGGTGAAATTAATACAATAAAAGCAAAACTTGAGACTGCATTAGCCAAAAGTGGTGTAGCTGGAGATGAGGCATATAGTGACCGAATATTAACGAGTATAATTAATAAGGAGATTACTCGAAAGACTAAATTAGCAGGTATGCTTGAACATTTGATTGAAACAAAACAAGCGAGAGACTTGAACGAAGCGTATCGGAAACTGAAGTTTTATACAGGTGAAACATTATTCAGACCTTTTCAAAATATGGAGAAAGCCAGACGGTTGGTATTGCCAGCGAAATTTTATGAGCGTGATGCTGTGAAGGTATATGAACGGTATTTACGCGGGTATTCTACCCGTTATGCAGAGGTTAAGCACATGGGTGGCCCGACTATCCCTGATTTTACGACGAATCATAAATTGCTTATGATGGAAGATGCTGATTTAGCCAGAGATATTGATATGGCATATAAGATGTGGAATGGTACTATATATATGGATAAAACATTTGGCAAAGGAACGATGACGCTAATCAGGTGGAGTCAAAAAACTACTTCTGGTTTGGTAGGAACCAAAATTGGATTAGGGTTTGCCACTATTCCTAACTTATTTCAGACATTGTATTCTGTTTGGACACGGACAGGTACAAAAACATATATAAAAGGTATTTTGAGTACACTTAGCCCAAAGGCACGTTCTGAAATGCGTCGTTCTGGTATTGTTGTGGATGATGCAATAAAGGCAATGGCAAATATTGAACATGACGGCATGATGAATAAATTTGCGGAAAAGACTTTAAAATATTCTGGATTTAATGCGGTTAATAAGATGAATAATTATATATCTGCTTCTTCGGCTAAGCATCTGATAGGTAGTTTGTATCGTAAGGCAAGTAAAAGTGGCAAAAGTGCGCAGAAAGCTAAGCGCGTGCTAAGGCGATATGGGTTTAATCCAGATAAAATGCCGAGTAATGAACGTATGGGCAATTTTATGTATAGGTTTGCAACCGATACGCAGTTATTGAGGAATATAGCACGTGACCCCCTTGTCTTCCATGACCCTCGATATCAATGGGCATTTTTATTTAAAAAATTTGGTGTTAAACAGTTTATGCTGATAAAAGATGATTTAATGACGTTATACCGTGAAGGTGACAAATCTGGGATGGCTGGCTATTTGACACGACTATCATTGGCGACTGGTATTTCTGGTCTCGGTGGCGAGTCTATTAGGAACTTGGTAAAGCAAAAATTGGGGACAAAAGAGGATTATACACGAATTCCTGCGAATGAATTTGAGGATTTTGCCAATATCATTGCGAATGCGGGTAGTGTTGGTGTCACAGGGGATTTGGTGGCTTCATCTATTTATGCAAAAGAACCAATTAGTGCTATTTTCAAGACGGCTACCCCCGTTCATATTGATTTTATAATTGAATCTAAAGATAATCTTGTCCGTTTTATTCAAGAAGCGCATGGAGATTCGTATGGTTTTAAGAATGCATTTTTGAGGGCTGTACCCCATGTTGCCCGAACGATGGGTAGTGTTACCTCCCACTTGATTGGTGAACGTGCTATGACACCTAAACAACGCAAACAAGATGCAATTACGCAAAAAGGACGTACGCATGCAAGAATATATGAAGCAATTCAGAATAACAGATTTGAAGCTGGGTTTGAAATGATATATCAACACAATTTGAATTATCCAGATAACCCGATAGTTGTTAAGGATATAATTAGCGGTTTTGATAATTATTTAAAGAAACAAATAAAGAATAAAATCAATTATTAACGTAACATTAATGTAACATTAATCCTTTGAAAAAATATGAACTTGAGATAAAATAACTAATGCCTGTAAGCAACAATAGTAATAGCCGTAATTTTAATCAAATACCAATTACAGGGCCGTTTGGTAAGCCTTTGAGCAATGCAGAAGGTATTGACAATGAAGTTCGTGTTGTTCGAAGTGGCTCATCCTATTCCCTTGCTATAAAATCTGGAAATATATGGCATTATATTAACGAGAGTGGGAAAGCAAACTCTACAACTCTTGGATTGGTCAAAGTTGGTTCTGGTCTCGCAATAACCTCAGATGGCACATTATCTGCAACAGGTGCGGGAGCTAATTATTATCTTGATGGGATTACAAAATCAACAAATACACTTACCTTTAGTGTAAATGGTGCTACACCTGTTCCTTACACCTTTGGTAGCAACGCTTTTACTTCTACGACCATCTTTGCATTAGGGACTACTGTCGGGACTGCTCTTGAGGGAGATACAGAGGTAACTAATTGGAGTGGTGGTAGTGGTGGTTTAACTGCATCTACAGGTAGAACAAGTTTAGGACTTGGTAGTATGGCTCAAGAAAACACAAGTAGTTATGCTACAGGGGCGCATCTTGCTATAGGAACATCTTCAACCACTGCATTACGTGGA